GCTAACGCATCTGGTGCATTTGCATTGGCAGTTCCTGCTTAATGTTGCCACTTTCCCCTCGCCTTAATCGGTGGGGGGATTTTTTCTTAATTTAGGAGGAATTCATTATGGCAACCGCATCATCGGTAACATCACGTCGTGGTAACGACCAGTTCCGTGGTTTGTTCAGCGACACTTGGGCTGTTCGTGCTACTTTGGACGCAGGTTCATTGGTAGACGGAGCAGGCGAGACTGACGATATCACTATCCCTGGCGTAGCCTTGGGTGATATGGTCATTGGCGCATCTTTGGGTGTGGATTTGGTTGGTTTGACAGTAACAGGTTATGTTTCTGCTGCAAACACAGTCAAGTTCCGTATTCAGAATGAGTCTGGCTCTACTGCTGACTTGGCATCTTCAACACTTCGCATTGTTGTAGTTCGCATGGTCTAATCTAAAGGGGGCTAATAACCCCCTTTTCTTCGGAGATTCTTATGGCAACCTTTATGTGCTTACAAAGTGGGCAAACAGTAACTTTCACGCTTCAACATGATATTGATAGCATGAAGGGTCATGCAGGTTATGTGAGAATTGATGAAGAGGAAAAAGAGTCTTTTGAAAAGCCTTTAATATTGTCTCAACCACAGCCTGTCAAGAAGATGGGTCGTCCAAGGAAGACCGCAAATGTCTGAGATTGATCCACGAGAATTCGGTAAGTTAGAAGCCCAAGTAGAGGCTCTACAGTCCGAAGTTCATGCAATGCGTGAAGATATTAAAGCCCTTTTAGAGATGGCAAACAAGTCCAAAGGTGGAATGTTTGTTGGGATGGCAATTGCCTCTGTAGTTGGCGGCATTGTTTCGTTTGTTGCAACCAAGATAATTCGTTAAGGAAACATCATGTACGGAAAAACCAAGATGACTAGCTCTAAGATGCCAAAGAAGAAGGAAAAGACTATGCCTTTGGCTATTATGATTGCTGTTGGTAAGCCCCGTGCTATGCCTAAACGTGGTGAGCGTACTGCCAAGAACATGATGAAGAAATCAGGTCGTGGCAAATGAAAAAGACCAAAGCAGAGGCAAAAATCTCTAAGGTAATGCGAGAGTACAAAGCAGGTACTCTGCACTCTGGCAAGGGTGGCCCTGTGGTCAAGAAGCCTAAACAGGCGGTTGCCATTGCTTTATCAGAAGCAGGTATGTCTAAGCCTAGGAAAAAGAAATGAAACAGGGTCTTTACGCAAATATCAATGCCAAACGAGAACGCATCAAAGCGGGTTCTAAGGAAAAGATGCGTAAGGTAGGCTCAAAAGGCGCTCCAACAGAGGCCGCTTTCAAGGCTGCTGCTAAAACAGCAAAGAAGAAATGAAAACTCCTGCTTGGCAAAGAAAAGAAGGAAAATCTGCTTCTGGGGGCTTGAATGCCAAAGGAAGAGCATCGTATAATGCAGAAACAGGTGGCAATTTAAAACCACCAGTCAAGTCGGGAGATAACCCTCGTAGGGCATCCTTTTTAGCACGTATGGGCAATATGCCTGGCGCTGAGATGAAAGATGGAAAGCCTACCCGACTTTTACTTTCTCTTAGAGCTTGGGGAGCATCGTCCAAGGAAGACGCTAAAGCTAAGGCTAAAGCGATCTCTAAGAGGAATAAGAAGTGAGACCAGTATCTGTCGGAGTTAACCCAACAGCGAATACGCTGACAACTGTTTATACAGTTCCTACGGGTTATTACGCCAAGTTTACTGTCATGTACATCCACAACACTGGTGGAAATACAAAGAGCATTACTGTCCAATGGTATGACTCAAGCACCGCAACAACCTTGGATATTCTTACTGCATATCCCTTAGCTTCTAAAGAATACCTTGAATTTAATGGTGTTGCTTACATGGTTTTAGAAGAGGGCGATAGGATTCAACTTACTACTGAAGCGGCTAGTTCCTTCAGTTTTATTGCCACATTTGAGGTTCAAGGAGCGCAAAGAACATGACCTACTTAGAACTTGTTAACGATGTGTTAGTTCGCTTGCGTGAAAGCACAGTATCTACTGTTGGCGAAACCGCCTATTCTGCTTTGATTGGCAAGTTTGTCAATGATGGTAAGCGTCAGATTGAAGATGCTTATTCATGGAATGTACTATCTCAGACAATTACAGTGACTACTGCTTCTGGCACAAGTTCTTATGCTTTGACAGGTGTTGGTCAGAAGTTTCGTGTTAACGATGCTATCAATACCACAAGTGTTATTACTTTAGATAACACTACTGTTGCGGACATGAACCGCAAGCTCAACTTTGGTACACCTTCACAGTCTATTCCTTCAGAGTTTTGCTTTAGTGGTGTAGATGGCAATGGCGATACAAAGATTGATTTGTTCCCAGTTCCTGATGGCGTATATACACTTAAGTTTGATGTAACTGTCCCACAGGCCAATCTGTCTGCTGATGGCACTTCTGTGAAGGTCTTGGACTACTTGGTTGCTCAAAGTGCTTATTCTCGTGCTTTGATTGAGCGTGGTGAAGATGGTGGAACAAACTCTAATGAGGCTTATGCTTTGTTTAGAGGAATGCTCTCTGATGCTATTGCATTGGAAAGCACTCGTTATCCTGAAGACAACTTTGTGGCGGTCTAATGGCATCAGCACTCCAAAGTTACAGTCTCTCAGCACCAGGCTTTTATGGCCTGAATACTGAAGATTCGCCCCTTGATTTGGGGTCTGGCTTTGCCTTGGTCGCAACTAACTGCATCTTGGATCAGTATGGTCGTATTGGTGCTAGAAAAGGTTGGTCAAGGGTTAACTCTTCTTCTGGCAATCTAGGTGCTAACGATGTTGGTGTTATCCATGAGTTAGTCCAAAACGATGGGACTCTTACAGTTCTTTTTGCTGGAAACAACAAGATATTCAAACTTGGGACATCTAATGCGGTTACTGAGTTGACCTATGGTGGTGGAGGCTCTGCTCCTACTATTACGGCAAGTAACTGGCAATGTGCATCGTTGAATGGCATTGCATACTTCTTCCAAACTGGTCACGATCCTCTCATTTATGACCCCGCAGTAAGTACAACTACTTATCGCAGAGTCTCTGAGAAGTCAGGTTATGTAGCTACAGTTCCCCAAGCCAACATTGCTATTTCAGCTTTTGGTCGCTTATGGGTAGCTAATACATCTACAGACAAAGTAACAGTTACTTTCTCTGATCTGATTGCGGGTCATGTATGGGGTGGTGGCACTTCAGGCTCATTAGATGTATCTCGTGTATGGCCTAATGGTGCTGATGAAGTTATGGGCTTGGCAGCTCACAATGATTTCTTGTTTATCTTTGGTAAGAAACAGATTCTTGTTTACTCTGGTGCTTCTACACCCGCATCTCTTGTTCTGAGCGACACAGTAGGCTCTATTGGATGTATCGCTAGGGATACCATACAAAGTATTGGTACTGATGTTGTTTTCTTGTCAGACTCAGGTGTTCGTTCATTGATGAGGACAATTCAAGAGAAGTCTGCTCCTTTGCGAGACCTTTCTAAGAATGTTCGATTTGATTTGGAATCTTCCTTGTCTGGAGAAACACTAGCAAACGTCAAATCTGTTTATTCAGAGAAGAATGCTTTTTATCTGCTTGTTCTTCCAGCTACTTTGCAAGTTTATTGTTTTGATACTAAGCAATCTTTGCAAGATGGTGCTTCCCGTGTAACCAAATGGGATAGTATTTCACCAACTGCACTAAGATCGTTGCGTAATGGTGATTTATACATTGGCAAGAATGGCTACATTGGTAAGTATGGTGGTTATCTCGATGATGCTTCTACTTATCGATTCCTGTACTACACAAACAATGCTGACTTAGGAAACCCTAACCAGATTTCCATTCTGAAGTCTATTACTGCCGTCGTGATTGGTGGTTCTAACCAGTTCCTCACAATCAAGTGGGCTTTTGATTACTCAGGTGCTTATCAGTCAGAAAACGTCTTTATTCCACCTCAAGGCTACTTTGAGTATGGAGTTGGAGAGTACGCAGTTGCAGACTACTCAAGTGGCATTCCAATTAAAGCATTAACAAGTAATGCGTCTAGTGCGGGTAAAATCGTACAAACTGGTTACGAAGCCACTATCAATGGCACTCAGTTGTCAATTCAGAAAATTGAACTTCAAGCCAAAGAAGGCAAGATAGGATAAACCATGTCTAATTATTCAAAATCCACTAACTTCGCAACCAAAGATAATCTCTCGCCTGGCAATCCTTTAAAGATTGTTAAGGGTACTGAGATTGATACAGAGTTCAATAACATTGCTACTGCTATAGCAACAAAGACAGATAACTCATCTGCCACCATTACTGGCGGTACGATAAATGGTGCGGTTATCGGTGGAACTACTGCCGCAGCGGGAACATTTACCAACCTTACTGTTAGCACAGCCGCTACGATTGCTTCTGCCGCTATTAGTGCAGGAACAATCAATGGTGCGGTAATTGGTGGTTCATCTCCACTTGCTATTACTGGTACGAACATCACGGCAAATACAGGCTTTAGTGGCCCATTGACAGGTGCAGTGACAGGTAACGTAACAGGCAATGTAACGGGTGCTGTTACAGGCAATGTCACAGGTAACGTAACTGGCAATCTGACAGGCAATGTGACTGCGGCTTCTGGTACTTCTACATTCAACAATGTGACCATCTCTGGCGCATTGGACATGGATAGCAGTACATCAGCAACCATTACTGGTCTGGCAAGCCCCACAAACGATTCTGATGCGGCTACCAAGGGTTATGTGGATGCACTAGCCCAAGGTATTGATGCCAAAGCCTCTGTTGTTGCGGCTACAACTGCAAACATCACTTTGTCTGGCGCACAAACCATTGACGGCATATCGATTGTTGCGGGTGATCGGGTCTTGGTTAAAGACCAATCTACTGCTTCTAACAATGGTATTTACTTGTGTGCAACAGGTTCATGGACACGCACAACCGATGCTGACACTTATGCTGAGTTGGTGGCGGCTTTTACCTTTGTGGAAAAAGGTACAACTAACGCTGACTCTGGCTTTATCTGCACAATAGATGCAGGTGGAACACTAGGTAGCACATCGATTACATGGGCGCAGTTCTCAGGTGCGGGTCAGATTACTGCGGGTGATGGTCTTACAAAGACAGGTAACACACTCAATGTAGGAACAGCATCCTCTAGCCGTATTGTTGTCAATTCGGACAACATTGATTTGGCATCTTCTGGTGTAACACCAGGCACTTACCAATCTGTTACTTTTGATGCTTATGGTCGGGCAACGGCAGGAACGAATCCTACGACTATTGCTGGCTATAACATTACAAATGCTTATACCAAAACTGAAATAGATTCGATATTTGGTTCGACTACTGCTGCGGCTACTTCAGCTTCTAATGCGGCTACCTCTGCTTCAAACGCTTCAACAAGTGCCTCTAACGCTTCTACAAGTGCAAGCAATGCGGCAACAAGTGAAACCAATGCAGCAGCTTCATACGATGCTTTTGATGACAGATACTTAGGTTCTAAGTCTACTGCTCCTTCTGTTGACAACGATGGAAATGCTCTGTTGACAGGTGCTTTGTATTGGAACAACTCAGTTAATACTCTTTATGTGTGGACAGGATCGGCTTGGTCACAGGCGGCATTTACTGCTAGTGGCTTTGCTACTTTGACAGGTACTGAAACCCTGACAAACAAGACCCTGACAGCTCCAATAATGACTGCTCCTGTATTGGGAACTCCTGCTAGTGGCACTTTAACCAACACTACTGGTCTTCCTTTATCTACTGGCGTAACAGGAACACTTCCTATTGCAAATGGTGGTACTGGTGCAACAACCTCTGGTGGTGCTTTAACTTCTTTAGGTGCTCAGGCAACATTAATAAGCGGTACAAGTATTAAGACTATAAATAGTACGAGTCTATTGGGTAGCGGTGATATTGCAATTAGTGCCTCACCTGCTGGTTCAACTACACAATTGCAATACAACAATGCTGGTGCTTTTGGTGCTATATCAGGAGTTACTTCAGATGGAACTCGAATAACCGCTTCTACCACCATTGGCGTGGGTGGTGCAACCCCATCAACATCAGGCTCTGGCATCACATTTCCAGCAACTCAATCAGCATCATCAGACGCTAATACTCTAGATGATTATGAAGAAGGTACTTGGACGATTGGCAACCCAGACCATCAAGGCACTGCAACAACTTTTACAAAGTCTGGAAGGTATGTAAAGATTGGTAGAGTTGTTTATATTATTGGTTCTATTACACCAACAAATGGAACTTTTGGAAGTTATGGTAGGTCAACAGGATTGCCTTTTACTGTTGATGTTCCTGGCTCGGGTGGGATGTGTAATTTTACTAACTTGGATACGCCTGGTAGTTTGAGTTTTAATACACAAAGCAACCCTATAGCATGGATATTTAGCACAACAGTTCAATCAAATAATAGAGTGGATTTTTCAGGTTTTTATTTAACAACAGCTTAACTGCATTAGATAGTTTATTCAGATACAAAGGAAAATTATGTCACTTACTAAAACCACAACTGTTGATCAAATCACAGTAACCGAGAACGGCATCGTTCTATATCGTGAAGTCACACGAATCATGGAAGATGGCAATCAACTTAGCCAAACTTACCATCGTTCAAGCCTTTATCCAGCACAAGACCTAACAGGCGTTCCTACCAATGTCGTTGCAATCTGCAATGCGGCTTGGACTGCTGAAGTTGTTTCGTCTTATCAGGCGGCACAGGCTGCGGCTGAAGTTGCACTAAATAATGGCTAATAATTATGAAAGACTACTGCCAAGCATTGAGAGATGTCCCTTTGCAGAGTGGTTTCCCTTGGACTATTACTTGGCCTGTTGAGCCACAATAAGGAGCAATCATGGCTGTAACTAGCGCACAAATTGTAGATTTTCTGCTTGCTAATCCAGGCATGAGTGATGCCGAGATCGTCACGGCTATGGAGACCTATGGAGTCTCTCCTGCTCAGATGGCTCAAGCTGTTGGGTTAGATGAGGGTGCAGTTGCGGCTCGTGTGGCGGCTACTGTTCCTCAGGGTCAGACTATCACCCTTGGAGATACCATTGTTCAGCCTGTATATCAAACTACTGGTTCTGGCATGGATCAGCAAATTGGTGGTATTGAGAATGTTATTACCTACAAAGCTACTGATAACAGGGCTGGTGGAGCGTATACCCAATACACACCTACTGGTGAAGTAGAGAAAACTGGCACTCAACAAGAAGTTAAAAGTGGTCTAAAAGAGTTTGCACTAGGTGCGGCTGTACTCTTTGGATTGCCAACTTTATTGAATGCGGGTGCGGCTGGTGCTCCTGCAATAGGAAATGGTGCTTTCTTAGGTGAGGGCGTTGCTTCAGGTATTCCAGCCTTTGATACGGCTTTTACAGCGGCTGGTGGGGCATTTAACCCTGCTTTTGGTTTGCCTATTGGTAATGGGGCATTTTTAGGCGAGGGTGTTTTGTCAGGAGTTCCTGCATTTGATGCGGCTTTAGCTAATGCTACTGTTGGCGCAACTGGTTTGACAGCGGCTCAAATTGCGGCATTAACTGCTCAAGATTTAGCTGTAGGAGGAGGTGCTTTAGCGGGGACATCACCTGCAACTATACCTGGCTTGTTAACTCCTGCTGTTGTACCGCCCATTGTCCCTCCAGTTGTACCTCCTGTAGTGCCTCCTGTAGTTCCACCTGTAGTGCCTCCTGTAGTTCCACCTGTAGTGCCTCCTGTAGTTCCACCTGTAGTGCCACCTGTAATTCCTCCGACAGTTATTCCTCCTGTTATTCCTCCTGTTGCTGACTTGTTAAAATCAGGTTTAACTGCGGCTCAGATTGCGGCTTTGTTCCAATCTACTGCACAAACTGGTGCGGGTCTTCTCCAACAACAAACATCCCGTGAAGCGGCTCAAAAAGCCCAAGCAATGATTGACAGAGAGACTGCGGCTGCTAAAGCGGCTGCTCAGTTTAGACCTATTGGAATGACCACTAGATTTGGTGCTTCTCAGTTTGGTTTTGATCCCGTAACAGGGCAATTGACTAGCGCAGGATACACTTTAAGCCCTGAAGCTAAAGCGGCTCAAGATCGGTTTGTCAGACTTGCTGAGTCTGGTATTCAACAAGCAGAAGGCGCACAACAAGCATTTGCTCCCCTTCAAACAGGCGCACAAAGTTTGTTTGGTTTGGGCAATCAGTATTTGGCTCAGAACCCTCAAGATGTTGCACAGA